CAAAGAAGAACTGGAACAAATCGGCAGCATGATCGGCCAGGCTGTTGCGACCAATACTGAAGCGGCTATTAAGCCTCTCGCGGAAAAGGTTGATGCGCTACAGGCCAACCAGAAGCAACTCGCTGACACCCTGACCGCAAACTCACGCGCTGAAGAGAAAGCCAAGCGTGATGCGGTTGCCAAGGTCCATGGCGACATCGTGGCTAACGCGCTTTCTGGCGATGCCCTGGACGCCATGTTCAAGTCGCTGGGCGAAGCTGCTCCGCTGGGCACCAACAACGCACAGCAACACAAAGAAACCGGCGCGCCATCTGCTGCCGAATATTTCAAATAAGGAGCCGGAATAATGCCACGTTATCGTCGCGTTAACATTGACGGTCAGTCTCTGTACAAGACCGAAACCCGCACCACGGCCGCCGAGCTACTTCCAGGCACTGCGGCAACCATCAACTCCTCAGATAAGTTTGCTCAGGCCACTGCGCTGACCGGCCGCCTGTACATCATCGATGTCGGTTACCATCAAGGACTGACCATCACAGAAGCAATCCCGTCGGGTGATTCCGCCGTCGGCAACTACGTCGAAGAAGGCCGTGAACTGGCTTTACGCTGCCTTCCTGGGGCGTACAAGAAAGACAGCCCAATCAAGCTGGGCACTGCTGGTCAGTTTACCCTGGCAACATCCGACACTGATTCTGTGATCGGCTACAGCCAGGATGAATACACAATCGCGGCAAGCACCACTGACTTCATTCGCGTGCGTATGCGCGTTGGCACCGTAGCCGCCGCTGGCGCGTAACAAAAGGATAAACGCATATGTACTTTTCTAAAGAGACACTGGCGACTAATGCTCGCCTTGGCGCTCACTGGAATGAGTTGTGGGCTAACCGCAACATGTGGAACGCGCAACATGACTCTATGATTGCCGTCAACCGCGCGCACATGACGCCGGAGATGTTGGCATGTAACGCTGTTGGTGGTTTCGCTCGAGATTTCTGGGCTGAAATTGATAACCAGATTTTGCAGCTGCGAGATCAGGAAGATGGCATGGAAATCATCAATGACCTGATGGGCGTCCAGACCGTACTTTCAGTTGGCAAGACGGCGAAGTTATATAACGTTGTCGGCGACATTGCTGATGATGTTTCTGTGAGCATTGACGGTCAGGCTCCGTTCTCCTTCGATCACACTGACTACGCTAATGATGGCGACCCAATTCCGGTATTTACTGCTGGCTACGGTGTAAACTGGCGTCACGCGGCGGGCCTGAATTCAGTCGGCGTGGATCTGGTGCTGGACTCTCAGATGGCTAAGCTTAAAAAGGTGAATAAGCGCCGTGTAGCTTATTACCTTTCTGGCGATTCGAAAATTCAGGTACAGGGTTATCCAGCCCAGGGCATGAAAAACCATCGTAACACGAAGAAAATTAACCTCGGTTCTGGGGCGGGTGGGGCAAACATCGATCTGACAACCGCCACCACCGAGCAGATCATTGAATTCTTCGGTAAAGGAGCCTTCGGCACTACTGCTCGCGCCAACAAGGTTTCTTCATATGATGTCATGTGGGTGTCGGATGAGATCTGGGCAAACCTGGCTAAGCCGTATGTAGTGAACGGCGTTATCAGTGGTAACGTTCTGCAAGCGGTCCTGCCATTTGCCCCGGTTAAGGAAATTCGACCAACCTTCGCGCTCTCCGGGAATGAGTTCATTGCTTATGTCCGCCGTCGCGATGTGATTTCTCCACTGGTTGGCATGGCTCAGGGCGTTATTGCCCTGCCACGTCCACTGCCTAACGTTAACTACAACTTCCAGATCATGTCTGCTGAAGGTCTGCAAATCACCGCGGACGGTCAGGGCCTGTCTGGCGTTGTCTACGGCGCTAACCTGGCGTAAGGAAACAGCATGGCTAAATACGAAGTTGTGCGCCCATGGTTCGGCGTGAAGGTTGGCGACGTGGTGGATTTTAAAGAGCTTCACCCGGCGCTGAAGTCTAACGTCAGGCTGATGAAAGGCGAGGCAGGTGGTGAGCTGAAACCTGCGACACCTGATGCCGGTACCGGTGAGAAATCTCGCAAAGAGATTATTCAGGACCGCCTGACCCAGTTGGGTATTGAGTTTAAAGGCACCATGGGCGCTGAAAAGCTCAGTGAGCTTTTGCCCGACGGCGAACTCGAAAAGCTTTTCCCTGCTGAATAACAGCCGCCCCTAAGGCGGTTTTTTTATGCCCTGCTCCGGCGGGGTATTTCACGGAGTCGATAATGGTAACTCTCGAACAGGCGAAGGAGTATCTGGAGAGCCAGGGAATTACCATTCCCGATTTTGTTCTTCAGGCTCTCGTCGACCAGGCCAACAGTATTCAGGAGTGTCTCGATGCATATTATCCTGCATCGACCTCGCTGTTGATTCAGCTCTATCTGCTGGCGCTTATGGGGCTCGGGCAGGGGGATAAATACATCTCCAGCCAGACGGCTCCAAGCGGGGCGTCGCGCTCTTTCCGGTACCAGTCGTTCACCGACCGCTGGAAAGCATCAGTGAACCTGTTGCGCGGGCTGGATAAATACGGTTGTGCAACCTCCCTTATTCCTGCCGACCCTACCGCCACCCCGGCATTCGCTGGTATCTGGATCGGGAAGGGCGGCTGCATGTGCGGGGGTAAGTGATGAAGTACAAATCAGTAACGGAAGGCAAGCCGAAGCCTCTCACCCGCGTATGGGTCGAAACTGACACCGGGCGGGAAACTACCGGCTACGTTAAATCGGATGGCGAGTGGCATATCAACTGTGAGCGCATCCGGGCGACCGGCGCGAAGGTGCTGCGCTGGAAGGAGGGCTGATGTCGTCTACTGCTTCATGGTCATACAACAAGCCGTGCACGATATGGCGTAAGGGCGCGGGCGGTAATGACGAGTGGGGCGATCCTGTCGACCCATACGAACCGCCAGAAACCATCATGTGCGACTACATCGGCGGCCTGTCTGCAAAGCTCGGCTCCATTGGTAAAGAGGTTGTCGTAAAAAACACCTTCTTTACTGCGTATGCGTTAGCTGATGAGGGCGACTACATCCTGATTGGTGTTAGCGCTGAGCAGGATCCGGTCGTAGCAGGTGCTGATGAGGTCCGTCACGTGACGCGCTGGAACGACACTCTCGACGGCCTGGAAGATGACTGGGCGATAATTACGGGAGTGTAGTCATGGGTATCAAAGTGAAGGGTATTAGCCAGGCGAAGAAAAACCTTAATGCTCTGGTTGGTGATATTCAGGGGAGAAAGGTCGTTAGAGCCATGCAATCAGCTTTGATTATCGGCGGATCTCAGGCGGCGCTCTATACCCCGATCGATACGTCAACCCTCATCAATAGCCAGTTTCGCGAGATTACTGTAAATGGCAATCGCGTGACTGGCCGGGTGGGTTATTCAGCTAACTACGCTGCATACGTCCATGACCCAAGCGTACCTCAGAACTTCCGCCGGGCGACGGCCAGGAAGGAGTTTTTAACCAAGGGGTTTGAAGACACGCAGCGACAGATCGATGCTGTGATCGCCAAGGAAATGTCTCTATGAATCCTCCTATGTATCAGCGAGTCAGGAACATGTTTGGCGATGCCGGGCTTACTAACGGTTTCCTGGTTCAGCTTCTTAATTTCAATGACCCGAATGATCTTTCGAAAGCGATTATGGTGTTCAGACCAAATGGCGGAACCCCCATCAGAAATGACCTCGGGAACGATAACTATGTCCTGGTCGATGTGATTGGTGCAAAGGACAAAAACCAGGCGGCGGCAACGGCAGCTCAGTCAATCCTTGATTACGTTCAGGCAAATCCTCACGCAGACGAATGCGTGGGTAAGATCGAAAACATGGGCGCTTATCCAACTCCAGTGACGACGGAGGAGGGAAGAATTGTCCTAAGATTACAGTTTGCCTGCACTTTCGGGGACTGAAGAAAAATCATCAACACAAGGTCGCCATCTGGCGGCCTTTTTTTATACATAAAAGAGGTCAAAGATGGCTAATTGCCAAAACTCCAACGAAAGGGTATTCGGCTCGGCAACAGTGCTGGAGCTGGCCTATGGTTGCCCAGATGCCCGGCCTACAGAAGACGACTGGAAGGCTCTCGGTGCGGGAACCAGTAAGGGTCTGGATTTTGCTCCAAACTCGGTCACCTCTGATGCAGACGATACTGCGGGATGGGTAGAAAACATCATCACCAATGCTGACGCGACAATCAGTTTTGATGGTGAAGTGCGGAAACACGACAAACTTGACCAGTTCGGCTACGGCAATCTGGTGAAGTACTTTACTGATGAGATCAATGCCAAGCGCCAGCCGACGCTGTGGGCGCGTATCGCTATCGGTCCAATCGAGTTCTCGGGCTATATGGTGATTTCTAACCTTACGCCAGCAGATGGCGGAAGTAACGACATCATCACGTTTACCGTTGAGTTCAAAGTATCTGATGGCACTACTGTTCAGGTTGTTAATACGGACGCTACACCTTCAACGCCGTTGGCATTCTCCAAAGATTTGCCAGCAACTAAAGCTGCCGATGCAGACAACGACGTCGTTCTTGATGTTGACGTAACAGGTGGTCGCCCAACTTACAGCTACAAATGGTTCCTTGGCAGCACTCAGATCGATTCAACTGCAAACCCTACGGCGGCAACAGCCACACTCTTGTTGCTTGGCGTTACAACTGCCTCGAGCGGTAGCTATCGCTGTGAAGTCACAGATAGCGACGGAAATAAAGTCACCTCAACTACCTGCGCTCTCACTGTTACCGCATAGCGAACATTACAAAGGCTGTCGACTGGCAGCCTTGATAATGACCGTTGATCAGGAAATATCATGGCCGCTTTAAGAGAAATTGGCGAAATAGGCATAAGTGACAGCCGTGAGGGCGGAAAAGATTACTTGTTACGACCGTCTTTCGAGGCAATGACAAGAATCGGTGAGCCGCATGAAATTGTTGAGATATACGCTGATATCCATGGTCGCGAGGCGGAAAAATTAATCTCTGTCTGTGCAGATGCTTTTGGCGGTTTACCTGACTGGATGGGGCCAGCGATGCGCAGGGTTTCAGATCGCCTGCTAGCAAAAGCCATGGATGTTTTACAGGCGTGCTCAGACGAAGATTTAACGCCGATTGTTGGCCAATGGGATGAGGTTGAAGGAAAGCTTTCTTATTCGCCCGGTCTCATGCCTCAGTCAGATATTGTCATCTTTGCTCAGCATCTTTTACAGCATGGCGTAACAGGGAAAGCCAAGACGCGAAAACTCCAGCGCCATGAATCATCAGGCGGTACTACAGAATTTAACGCCATTGAATACATCAACGCAGCAAGGATCCACTTCAACATAAGCCTGGATGAAGCGCGTTGTTTGACCATGACTGAATTTCAGGCGTTGCTGTCAGAGAAATATCCGGACCAGAAAGGCCTAACCAAAGAAGAATACAGCGCAGTTGCTGATGATTTTCTGGCTAAACAGGCGGCAAGAAGGGCCGCAGCGAAGAAATAACTCCCGGCTATTGCGTGGGATAATCCACAGGAGAAATATCAATGGCTGGTGAGGAACAAGTAGGCAATATCGTCTATCAGGTGCAGATGGATGTTGCGAATCTGATTGAGGCCCAGCGCAAAGTAAATGAGCGCCTTGAGAAGATGAGTGGCGGAGCGTCAAAAGCGGCCAGTAAGTTTGACCAACTCCAGACCAGCATAAACAAAGTTGCCGGGGCCATAGCTGCATCGATAGTTGTTGACTGGGGGCGTGCATTCCTCGTTGCTGCTGACAACATGAGCCAGCTCAACGCTCGTATAGAGAGACTTACTGGTAGTGCAGCGACAGCCTCGCAGACTATGCAGAGTCTGATGCGTATCAGTTCGGCAACGGGTGGTTCGCTACAGGATACAGCGAAGCTGTGGGAGACCCTCAGCACCGCGTTGCGCGATACCGGCGCGACGAACGGCCAGATCATTCAGCTCACCGAAACACTTCAGAAAATCGGGCGTATTGGTGGCTCCTCATCCGAGGAAATGGCTAATGCTCTTCGTCAGTTCGGCCAGTCGATCTCCTCTGGCACTATCCGGGCTGAGGAATTCAACTCCATCCTTGAACAAATGCCTGAACTGGCGCGCCAGATTGCCGCCGGGATGGGGGTAAGCATTGGAGAACTTCGTCAGCTGATGCTGGACGGGAAACTGACGGCAGAAGATGCTCTTAACGCCATCCAGAAACAAACCGGCTCAGTAAACGCAGAGTTCGAGAAACTCCCGCGCACGCTTTCGCAGGCTAATACCGCTCTCACCAACTCTTTCCTGACCATGGTTGATAATATTAACCAGGCTACAGGGGCTAGCAACGGGATGGTTCTGGTTATCGATTCTCTTGCTGTTGCCATTGGCAGGCTTACCGGGCAGGCCGCTACCGCCAGTCAGCAAATAGCAGATCTGCGCTCTGAAGCCGAAATGTACGCCAAGCGAGCGAGAACATGGAGTTGGCTTGGCTTTGGTGACTGGCAGAAAGAGAACGAGGAGAAATCCGCGCAACTTACAGCTGAAGCGTGGGAGAAGGCCTCTCGCGCCGGTTGGGATGCGGTTCAGAAAACAGCAGCAGCTACTAAGCCTATCGAAATAAAAGCCATCGCCACTTCAGGTGGTTCTAAAACGAAAGGCGGAAAGTCTGCGACACAGAAAGAAGCAGAGCAGTACGCTAAAGCGCAGGAGTCGATAAACGAAAAGCTGGAAGCCATGAGGCAAGAATCTGTCCTTGCAGCAGGTTCAACCAGTGAATTAACACGTGAGCAGCAACTTCTAAGGGCAGAGATGTCTCTTGGTGCCGATGCAACGGATGAACAGCGACAGAAGGCAAGAGACTACAAAGCACAGGCTTTGGATACCGCTGAAGCATTGAAAAAGCAAGCCCAGGCAGAAAGAGATAAGCAGGCTGCGCAGTCCAACTTCAGCAACCTACAAAGCCAAGCTTCTCCTGTGGTTGGAGTTGAAAGTCAATTTCAGCAGCAGATGGAGCAACTCAACCAGTACGCAACGCTCTACCCTCAGAAAATAGCTGAGGTAGAGGCTGTAAGGGCCACCATTGAGGAGCAATATCGCCAAAAAAGACTTGAGGCTCAGTGGCAAGAATTAAGCCAAATGAATATCGGCTTCGGCATGCTAACGAGTGCCGTGGATGCCTTTGGCGGAAACGCATCAAACGTCATAACCGGGCTGATCACCGGAACGATGTCAGCGCAGGATGCTATGCGCTCACTCGGTAACACGATGCTGAATAGCGTGGTAAATGCGCTAGTCCAGGTTGGAGTTGAGGCTCTCAAAAACTTCATTATCGGTCAGACATTGGGCGCAGCTTCTACCGCTGCTTCTGTCGGTATGGCTACCACGACGGCGGCCGCATGGGCTCCAGCCGCAGCGCTGGCCAGCCTGGCATCCTTTGGCGCAAACTCAGCGCCTGCGATGGCTGGTATTGCATCTACCGTTGGGCTTGCTCAAGGGCTGGCTTTGGCTGGGGCCAGGTACAATGGCGGACCTGTGTCAGCAGGAAGCATGTATCAGGTTGGTGAGCGAGGGAAGCCGGAGATTTACCAGGCCAGTACCGGTAAGCAGTACATGATACCGGGCGACAACGGCAAGGTGATCAGCAACAAGGATATGCAGGGTGGGAGTGGTGTAATAATCAACAATATCGTGCAGAATTACACCTCTGCTACCGTTGATTCTCAGGGAACTGTGAACTCAGATGGTAGCATTACCCTCACTACAATTATCGCGGATTTGAATAATGGTGGCCCGATAAGTCAGGGTATAACCAGTAATTTCAACGTGAAAAGAACCCCGAACGGTCAGGGATAAGGAGATTTACGTGGTTATTGAGCCGGGCGAAGTGCATTCAATACCAACTGAGATAGGTAAACCACACAGGATACGCCCGAACAGAGCGGTCGAGTTTGTGTTTACTCTAAGTGATGGATCAACAATCAAGGGAATAACGCCTGCTGGAGAAGAGCTGGAATTTACCAATAATGGCGAAATCGTTGACATAAAAATCAATATCTACGAGGCACCAACCGGGCCCCGGCTTGTTGATTAAGCAAACCCGCTCCGGCGGGTTTTTTAATGCCTGGAGTTTAGATGCCAATTATCGACTATCCCGACTGGCTGCCGCTGGCGCAGAAGGCCAGCAAAAACATGACTCTCGATACCGGTTTTCAGATCGATCAGCCAGCGGTCGGTCCGGCTATCTTCGAGAATCAAACCGACGATCTGAAAGTGACCTGGTCACTGACGTGGATATTCACTCTGGCGCAGGAACGCGCCTTCCAGCAGTGGCTACGCAGCCCGAACTACCTCAACCGGGGCCTGAACTGGTTCAGGATGAATATCAATCTGGGCGGCAGTGGTCTCCAGTTGCAGGAGCTTCACTTCACGCAGATGCCGGTGCAAACCAGTATCGACGGCGGGGTGGTGACATGGACAGGAACCGTTATTGCCAACCATCTGTACAACGCTGACGACGAGTTTGACGACGTAATTGTTGAGCTGCCGCCGCCGTGGCCTTCAGTGCTTGATATCGTGGTGACTGGCTATCCGGACGGACGCGATCCAGAAAGTCTTCCGAGGGTTCCCTGATGCCTTCATATCGTGAATATAATCAGAAGCGCCCGATTAGCGGCTGTTACAACACCATCACGTTCTATCACCCCTCCTTTGGTTACGTCCGCCTCGTCGACAAACAGTTCTTCCCGAAGACGCTTGGCGGCCAGACGTACACGCCTGCGCGGTTTGAAATCGAAGAGAGCCAGCAGAGCGGAACTCCGGTAATCGACGCAACGGTGAAGCTTGGGCGACTGTCTTCAGATATCAAAACGCTGATGAAGAAGTGGAGTGGTGTTTCCAGGCTGTCGCCTATCACGGCAACTCGTCAGGTTTTCGATAGAGTTGATACCTCTACGCCAATGAAGAATTGGACATTATTTGTAAAAACTGTCGATGTTGTTTCAGATAACGCATCAGTTACTTTATCAATGACAAACCCGCTAAATAACAACATTGGCCAACCATATGATCCAGTCGAATACACGGGGCTTCAGTACCTCTGATTTTATCAGCAGGATGATCGGCGTGCCGTGGTCTAACCGCGCCTGCTCATTCGAAAAGACTGATTGCTGGGGGCTGGTTGTGCTGTATTACCGACATGTGCTCGACATTGAGCTGCACCAGACGCCGGGTTACGAAGCCGGGGAGGATTTCTTCACCTGCTATCAGGGAGACGTCGTTTTCTGGCGCAAGGTCGATAAACCGGTCGACGGGGGGATATTTGTCGGGTACCGCGGCGCGCAACCGGCGCACGTTGGCCTGGTACTGAACCGGCAGGCGCTGCACTCGCGTGGAGAGAACGGAAGCGTGCGCATGGACTCGTTGCTGGTCATTCAGCGGGCATTCACCAAAGTGGAGTTTTTCGAATATGGCGCTGGTTGAGATATCGAATTTTCCAGGAACGCCTAAGCTGCGTTGTAGGGTGCCAAACGGCACCCTTTTTTATGACTGGCTGGCGGCCAATGACGCTACCTTTCACCGCGATCTGCTGATCGTCCGCAACGGCGTAAAGCTGGGCGACGATGATGAGCTGGCGTTTGAACTGAGTGAGCTGGACCATATCCAGATATTCGACCAGCCAAAGGGCATTGTCGGCGACATCCTGAGCCCGATCTTTAAAGTGGTGGGCCAGGTGTTTTCGTTCCTGGCGCCGAAGCCGGCAATCGCGAACAGCGGCGGTAATACCGTCGACTCGCCCAACAATAGCCTGACCGGTCAGACAAATACCGCTCGCGTTTACAAGGCAAAGCCGGACATTTACGGGCAGATTCGTTCGTTCCCGGATCTGATTCAGGAGTCGGTATTCGAATACGTACACCAGACTTCCACAGACGGCGGCCTGAAGTACGTCACTGAATGGATGTGCATCGGGATCGGCAAATACGATTACGAGTCCGTGCGCTACTCAGAATCAAGCCTCGGTTCACTGGCCGGTGCCGAATTCCAGTTCTTCCAGCCTGGCGAAGTTATCCCGCAGATCGTTGAGGGGTACGGATTCGATGACGTTGACGGTCAGGAGGTTCCCGGTCAGAACGAAGCCAGCGACTTCCCGATCGAAACAGCAACGGCAAATACGGTTGTCAGCGGAACGTATTCCGGCGGACAGATAGCGATGAAAATCGTCAAGCAGTCTGAGTTTGACTATTTCATGGGGCTGGTGCTGCCGCACGCGGTGACTTTCACCATCAACGTGACGTACAGCACGGCCTCCGGAACTGTTACTACCGATGCGACATTCTCCGGAACGCTGATCTCAGCCGTTGAAACAAACGACGGCGCGGTTGTTAACCCGGTGCGCTGGTACACGTTTACGATGAACCAGCTGGAGGGGCCGCAGGACATCCCGGCGAATGCCACGATCAACACCACGAAATTCATCCTTAACGATAACGAGGCGCTGGTGGTTGGGCCGTTCTTTTCCCCGGTCGAGTCAACTCAGCTGTGGCTGCATACTCAGTCCAGCCTCGGCGGGAAGAAAGAGACCAACTGGAAGGTGGTTATCTGGAAGATGGACGACGAGTACAACCAGGTCCCTGGTACGCAGCAGACGTTTACATACAGGCAGACGACGCCGCATCAGTCGACGAGTGAGGTGTTTTATCGCACCGACAAGATCACTCCGACCGGAGGTTTCGGGAAGTACGCGGTCAGCTTCCAGCGCACGGATAACTCCGGCGACGCGTCACTGCTGAAGGTCGAAGAGATCCACAGCATAAACATCCGTACGAATGTCGTCCACCCAACCGACACGCTGGTGCGCGTAAAAGTCAGGGCGACAGAGAATGCCCTGGGGAGCCGTGAGCGCAAATATAACGCGCTGGTGACTCGCCATACCATCACGTACGACATTGACACGCAGACCGTGGATTACACGCTGCGTCCGTCGCGCTCGTTCGCTGATGCGGTGGCGCACACCTGGCTGATTATGGGTGAGCAACCGGTAAGCTGCATCGACCTGTACGGGCTGTACTCAATCGCCGAAAGCCTGCCTGATGAACGGCTGGGTTACTTCGACTACACGTTTGACGACGAGAACGACTCTCTCGGCGACCGCGTGCAGGCCATCTGCAATGCGGCATCTGTTGTGGCGTACTGGGATGACGGCGTACTGACGTTTACCCGTGATCAGAAAGTTGATTACCCGGCTGCCGTATTCAACCGGGCCAACATGAAGACGGATGAGTACAAAATGACGTACGAGGCCACTCTCCCAGGCGGTTATGACGGCGTGCAGGTGTCCTATGTTCACCCCACAACGAACAACAAGACGTACATCAACTACCGCGTGCTGAACGGCGCCATCGTCGAACAGGAAGCGGAAAACCCGAACAAGCTGGAGATCGTCGGTTTCCGTAATGAGTACCAGGCTAGGGAGCGCGCGCTGCGCGAAACGAAACGTCTGATTTACTCCCGGGTGAAGATGAACGCCAAAGTGTTTGAGGACGGCATTATCCAGGTCGGCAGCGTCATACAGATGCCTGACATCTACGACAGCAACCAGCAGCAGGGTTACATCACCGGACGCTCCGGGAATAACTTTGATACCAGCGAGCCGATCACGTTTAACGGCTCGATGTATGTGCTGGTTACCGACAGCCTGGGTAACCCAACTCTTCGTTATCCGGCCACCGCCCGTAGCGACACGAAGTACGGATTCACCGCGGCTATCCCTAACATTAAGCTCAACATATGGAACGGCGAAACTGTGCAGCTCCCGTCGCGCTTTCTCATTGCGACAGTAGAGGAACTGGACAGTCAGCTATGGACGGTCAACAGCATCAAACCGAACACAGATAACACTGTATCTCTGACAGTCGCGGAATACAGCGACGCCATCTACGAATAAGCCCCATCCCAACAAACAACACCCGGCCTCGCGCCGGGTTTTTTATGGAATTAATATGGCTACTACACCTACAAACCTGCCAGTGCCAAGTGAATCACCACGCGATCTGAAGTTCAATGCCGGCAAAATCGACGAGTTCGTTACCTCTATGGGATGGACTTATACCGATCGCTTCGGCAATCAACACTACACCGTTGAAGGTATCAATTATCTTTCTCAGCAGGCTATGGCAGCGTTCGGTTACGTTATCCTCACAGGTAAAACGTTTACTACTGGCACAACTATTAACGAGCCTAATGAAGTACTGCTTAATACTGCCGACGGTGAATATTACAAATGGACTGGGTCATTTTTATCTGGTCCAAAGGTAGTTCCTGCGAACTCAACTCCAGAAAACACTGGAGGTATCGGTCCGGGTGCATGGCTGTCCGTAGGTGATACTACTGCGCGTCAATACGTTGATATGCGAACAAATACGTTCAATGTTGAATATTTCGGCTTCAAGACTGGTATCGGGCAAGATATCTCAAGGCTTTTGACAGCGTTCGATCAGGCTGATGAGTTAGTATTTAGCGGTGGAATATACTATGTTGATGATTTTGAGATGCCTTCATCAGCAAGGTGTAAAACGATAACCATACTCCCTGGTTCAGAAGTGCGCCAGATTGGTTATAACTGCATCTTCAACGTCACGGATTATTTCACTATAAATCTAATTGGTGGCGGCATCTGGCACGGGGGGCTGAAAAAAGCGTTGGTTACGGCTGATGCTGCTGTAGGCGCAAATTCATTCACAGTAGATGATGCAAGTGTATTCCAGGTTGGGGATATGATAACCACATCATTCCTCATTCCAGGTGGTGATGTTAATACATGGAAATGGAGTAACTCATCCTCATATGGACAATTCAACTATATCACAGCTATATCTGGAAATACCATCACAGTTCTGAATCCTGTTGAAAACCGTACTCTCATGCGCAACGTGTGGGTTGGAAACTGGAGATTTGGTATGGCTGGCCTGGAGTTCCGAGGGTCTGGAAAAGCCAAGATAATTGGTGGCAAGATGCAGGAATTCAAAACATATGGCTTAACTTGCCGAAATGTGGACGTTACCGTGGAAGGTACGGAAATTACTGGCATGACCATTGATTGCATCTACGTAATTGGATCTGCCAACTTCACAATGCGTAACTTCAGATTTGAAGGTTGCTACGACTTTGGAAAGCTTGGCATCCAGCACACCAGTACTGGTCGTGTCACTCTCCAAAACGGATACTGGAGGCGTGGTAACTTTGACGCAGATATTAATCATGCTAATCAAACTAACGTCTCTAAATTCGGTAAAGTTATATTAGATAGAGTTACCTGCGTAGGAACATCAACACTTCCTCTGTCCGGTGACCAGGTTGACACTATAACTGGGCAGACAGCTAACCAGTTATTTGGTGGGCGTGTTAACCCTGCGCGTATTTTCTGTAGCGCTAGTTCTGCAAGTACAGACTTTAATACAGAAGGGTTTGAAGCAATCAATGGTACACAGTTCCTGGATTACCAACGCACAACTTACGGTGTAGAGGGGGCTTATTCAGGAAATATCACAATTGACTCTCTTATTCTTCGTGGCGTTATTACAACTGGCTCACTCTTTCACCTTCAGGTTGCTTCTGGAAAAACTGTTATTGTACGAGCGCATGAACTTCGTGATTTAAGTGTAACGCGAAAATATACTGTTAATTACTACCCACTATTCTATATATCAGGAGGCTTCCTTACATTTTCCGGATTGCTTAAGTATGATAATGGTGGGTATGCCAGTGCGGATCATCGCATTGAGACAGAAAATGCGTACATCCCTGAAATGGAAATCACAGGTTCTGGAAATACTATTCTTGTATCACCCACCTTCATCGACACCATGCTAATTCGATCTGCATCAGTCACCAAGATGGGGACGGGGCAACGCAACGACTTTACTAGTCTCGTCCTCCTTCAGGGGGGGGCAATCACAGGTGATTTGAAGACGTATCCTTCCCGTTTGCAGAGGCTTAGATCTGTAGATATCGATTTTAACGCTAATGACTCAACAAGCTGGGTAACTTTGTACACTAACTCCGATAGTCTCACGTCCGTTGATTTAAGGATACAATTGGCTCCCAGGAAGACCATTAACGCATCCGCTGGAATAATCGGAACTATAGGGGCCAAGTTGAATAAGAATGGCGCTTCAGTTCCGGTTTTAACTAACGCATCTACGTATCTGTCAGCAGCTGCTGGAAATATAGCTTTCTGGGAGGGCAAGGTTATAGGTACGCAAGGGGCTATTTCAGACGGCACTGTAGCCCTAAGATGCTTGGCTTCTGGGGAGGTACAAATAAACATTAACTCTGCCAGTCTCACTAACTGCACAGCATTTGTCGCAGGAGTCTAAAAAAAGGCCCTTTCGGGCCTTCATTTAGTCCTTACCTGATATTGAGTTCATATTATAGAATCTAGCCGCCCACATATTCATCCATGAATTTTTACGATGTGTTAAGTATATTGCATTTTTATAAGCGTTAGCTTGTGATTTAGGCTTGGAAATCATCGGAACAACTATGTCAGAACCAGGTTGGGAATCATGTATTACATTCACCTGAATCATCAGTTCTTTATAAGTATTGTAAATATCAGTTGCTGCATAGGTATAGGTAGCAACAAATGATGTGTATAAAGAAAATGCTAATGCTTTAAATAATACAGAGGAAGGGCTAATCTTGCATATGTAATGAATCAATAATATTGAAAGCATGATAGCTGCCCCAAAAGCAGTTCTTTCAGGAAATGACGGCGCAGCCACCATACTATATATTGATGCAAAATGCCCAGTAAGAAATATTATGGTGAAATCCACATCTCTTTTGGAAACTATATTTTTGTATATGCATACAACAAATAGTAATATAAACAGCGTATAAAACGGCAAAAATAAAGAAATGTTTGATTGCAACACATCATAAAAATGAGAGGCGAATATTTCTAAAGAGAAGTGACTGCCTCCTCTCTTTTGCGATCCAGGGGAGCTCATCATTAGTGCAAATCCCGCAATTGAAAGAGCGGTTCCGATCAATTTCCACCAACTAATCCTTCCATTTCTAATGTATTCTAAAAATACTATCATTAAGACGATAAGGGCTGATGCTGGCCCACTGTTTTCATTTGTAGCCCCAGCAAGGAAGCTCAAAGCTAGGTACAAAATAAGTGTTAATGCTCCAGGCCTCTTCTCACGCATACTTATCAGTATGAATGTTGTGTAAATAATAGACATCCACAAGTAATTCATTGACCCAGAAACCCAAAGAACCGATGAGCCAAATTCCGGAACAATAAGCCATAACGTCATGAATGTAATTAGAACTGCAAAGCCAGTTTCATTAATATTTGAAATTGACTTTACTACCATTAAAACTAGTATACCTATTGTAATAAAAGCGATTGTATTGAAAATATCGAATATTGATTTATCGAATTGCATGAAAAATTGAACAAGCGAGTGAGCCACGAATCGTCCATTCCATATCTCATAGTGTCGAATTTGAGAGTAAAGTATTGAAATGATACCGTTAATTGGAACGGCGCTTGGAGATGGGTTTGTTTGGTATACAAATCTATAAACAAAGTCGTCAGCAACATAAAGCGTCATATGATTCAATGAATAAATCAATATAAAGACAGTGCATATTACAACTAAGGAAAGAATGTTTTCTTTTATCAACTTGCTGATCATTTCATTTTTCCTCCATCCTTGACTATGTATCTAGGTCTCATTTTCACTTCAATGTATATCCTTCCAATGTACTCCCCAAGCACACCAATACCGATCAACTGAATGCCACCAAGGAAAAGAATAGATACAAGTAAAGATGGATAACCACTAACAGAATTACCGAACACCAACGTGTCGAAAATCATCCACGCCCCGTAGATGAATGCCACCCCAGCAACGAGCAGGCCGATGTAAGTCCACATACGAAGAGGGAATGTAGAGAAGCTGGTGATCCCTTCAAGTGCCAAATTCCACAACTTCCAACCGTTAAATTTCGTACTTCCTGCTACGCGTTCTGCGCGTGCATATTCAACGACATCGGTGCGGCCGCCAACCCAGCTCAACACTCCCTTCATGAAAAGGTTGCGCTCTGGCATGAGCTTAATATTTTCAACAACATCACGCGACATCAGGCGGAAGTCACCAACGTTTTCTTCGATCTGCGGGTTGCTGATTTTGTTATGGAGCTTATAGAACCATTCAGCTGTCTTGCGCTTCAGTCGGCCATCTGTTGAGCGGTCAGAACGTTTAGCAAGAACCATATCAGCCCCGGCCTGCCATTTCTCAATCAAATGAGGAATGACTTCGATAGGGTCCTGCAAATCTACATCAATCGGGATAATCGCTTCACCGGTCGCGTGGTCAAGGCCGGCGAACAGAGCGGGCTCTTTACCGAAGTTTCTTGTGAATGACAGCGGGACCACAAGCGGATCCGAAATAGCAAGCGCGTTGATAATTGATTCTGTAGCATCTTTGCTGCCGTCATTGATGAAGACTATCTCAACTTCATGCTGCTGAAGCCCTTCAAATTCCCGAACCGTTTTATAAAAAATAGGTATCGCGTCTTCTTCGTTGAAGACGGGAACGACGAGAGAAATTTTCATTTCGCATCCCTAAAGACAATGAACTTTGAATAAATAAACCCGCACACCAGGCTGATGGCGGAGAAAAGAATGAGAGTCACGATCGGAGCCATACCGGACTTATCTGCGGCCCAACCAACAGCTGCGCTCAGGGTTCCCATAAACCCTACATACACCATGTAGCGCATCGTAGTTGTCGATGACTTAAAGGTGAACCTGGCGTTTGCAAAGAAGCTGAAAGACACTGCCACGACGAATCCGGCGAAGTTACCAAGCGCCTGACCTGTGTGAAACACGTATATGCAAATAGCGAACACAACCCAGTGAATGAGCGTGTTTATGACGCCGATTGATGTGTACTTAGCAAAGAGCTTTAACATTATATAAATCAGTCAATTCGGAAAGGTCTGAAGTTTAGCACCACTGTGAAACTTGATC